GCACTATCGGAGGACATAGTGTCCTCATCGAGACAGTCCGTAATATTAGCAGTAGTTGGAAAATCTATTCCTTTGCTATTCATATCCAAATCACCACCTAATTGTGGAGCGGTATCTTCTACTATATTTGATATACCGGCACTAGCAGTAGCCCATTCAGCAGCAGTTGCACCAGCATTCATAGTTAATACTTGGGTGGCAGTACCTTTAGCTAATCTGGCTAATCCTCCGCTAGCTCTATAATATAAATCGCCGTCAGCATCAGAACCTAGTACGAATCCAGCATCTTTAATGGTAAGTGAATCAATAGATACACCTGCACTACCCAATTCTTGGATTGAATCCACATACATTGGGTTTTGCACGATAAAGTTAGCAGCCGAGTTAATATATATATTACCAGAACCAGTAGTTATAGAAGCGTGGTCGCCATCATGAGTTAATTCAAGATAACCAGTATCAGATGTTTCTCCAAATATTCTAACTTGACTATCAGTACCACTAGTAAAGAATGTAGTAACAGCGTTTACTGGTGAAAATATTAGCGAGCCAGTAGTTGTTCTAATATAAGCATTGCTAGCATCATGATAAAAATGTAATGCAGTATTTACTTTAATAACACCAGTATCCTTAGAAGTTAAATTAATATCAATATTAGCGTCTGTACCATCTGCTATTAGACTTGTACCGGCTAGTGTTACACCAGCGGCAGCTACATTAGTATCAAATGTAGTAGCGTCAACTGTAACAAATGTAGGTGAATCACCTGAATATATAAATGTGCCGTCAGTGCAAGCTGTATTAAAATCTGCTTTAGTATCCGAAATAGCAGACATATCAGCTTGATCACCTGTATTAGCACCGCTAACTGATACCGCCCCAGCACCGATAGTCAATACAGAGCTGTTGGCAGCATTAGCTGTTAATGTCAAAGTTCCTGTATTTACTGTTAGAGCAGTAGTTAGAGTTGCATTTGTAACAGTAGCCGAGTTGCCAGTAATATCTCCTGCAATACTGTTTGTTACTTCCAAATCTGTAAACCAACCTTTTAGAACCCTACTAGCTGTCAATCCGATACTACCAGACATACATATATCTCCGTCAGCACAAGAATTGATATAAGTATAAGTTCCGCCAGTATTACTTACTCCATTTTTATCTATCAAACTATCAAATGTACTAATTATTGTAGTGTAAGCGTCGGCCAATAAATGAGCGTGTGCAGTACCGCCAGAGCTTTCAGTGTGGATATGGTTAAACTCACTTCGATATTCTAAATCGTGTCCGATACCACCACTATCAGCGTATAATCCAACAGCAGTACCCACATTATTAATGATGTGCATTGTGTTGTATAACATTTCTTTCTCGCCTTCGCCACCTATCGTGGCTATTCCTAATGTCAATGTAGCGTCATTATCTGTTACTGTTATATCGCATTTATCGACTGTTACGCTACCACCAGCGTTATCTCTCACCGCACTCATAGACGCGGCTGTTCCGCTACCAGTACAAGTGATTGTAACATCATCAATCACCCAAACGCTCCCAGCTTCAATCAATACCGCTTTTTTACCAGATGTACCTCTATTAGCTGTATTGTTATATATAATACTACCTTCTACAATTTTGTTAGTACCAGTACCAGCGTAACAAGCAGAGCCCGTACCTGTACCAATAGCACCAGTCGCTATACATTCACAATGCACAAATTTAAAATTACAACTACCAGAACCAGTAGCAGTAACATCTACCGCACCACTAGCCAGAGTCATAACCATTTTAATATTTTCTACAATACAACCTGTAAATGCACCATAATCACATATACCAGTAGCTTTAGTTATTAGAGCTACTTTTGGCGACGGTCCAGAACCAACTACATATTGATTGTTAGCCGTAAAATTTATTGTGTCGTCTACATAAGTATCAGGATATACGATGAACAAGGTATCAGTAGTAGCATTAGTAGTAAGAGCAGACTGTATAGTAGTATAATCGCAACCTGCCGAGCCGATTGTGAATACATTGTCGATAGCAACGTGTAAACTATCCGCATAAGCTTTTATGCTCTCGGTAGTTCCGAGTGTAACATCACTAGCACTCTCCATTGTGTCATCATCTATTAATCCAGTAATTGCTCTATCAATTACAAAATCCGCCCCTATTGTAAGTGACCTATTTCCGCCACTAACCAAGAGGTTTAGAGTTCTATCGCTACTATCGTTCTCGTTCCACACCATAGAAAGAATATTGGAATCATCTGTATCATTCATGATCATGAGATCAGAAGGAATTATTTTCTTGGTCTCTGTTGTAGAAGTATCAACGATAGCAAGTTCGTCATCAACCGCTGGAGCAGTTAAGGCGGTTAACGCACTAATCTTTTTGTCTGCCATTGTTTTACCTTTTAAATATTATTCTAAAATTAATTTATCTAAATTTTCGCACAAGATATTAGTACCATCTTCCTGAAGAATATAGAATGTAGTCATTACATATTCCTCTATATAAGAGGCAAATGATGCTATATGTTGATAATTTTGATAATCGTGCATTCTTAAATCCTACTTTTTTCTATTACTACAGCATAAGCCGCACCTGCCCTGGCGATCATTGATATTGCAGTTACGCCATCACCTATAGCCAAGTCATGTTGTCCAGGTAGTAGGTAAAGGTCATAGTTTGTCGCACTTGCCGTGGCTTGCGCTCTCATATAAATTCCATAGTCTTCTACTGTGATGCTCAAAAACTTAGCATCAGTATCGAGAGTAATATCGGTTGCAGCACCAGTAGCAATGGTTCCTTTTGTTTTAGCCAAGGCGGCTTCAATACGCCTGAGATATAAAGGCTCTCCCTTTTCATCTTCTGGCATATCTGGTTTTCTTAGTTGTCCACTCATAATATTTTCCTTATATTAAATTTAATATTTTATACTCCAACCATTACGGTGTTGTCTTCTTGCGTGGCATGACTTGCTGTTTGCCATAATTCACCAGCGGCAGCACCAGCAGCCACTTGTGTCGCTCCACTCTTTAAAGATAGAGAGCGAATCTGGTCATCTACTAATTGAACACCGTCACACGTCACTCCGACAGTACCAGTCACTTCCCCAATAACATCCACATTCAATGCAGTCTGACATACCACATTACCACCAGCGGGATTAAGGTAAATGTCACCAGATGTAGTGGAGAAAATAGCATCAGTGTCGTTATGAAGAATTGTGGCTCTGTTACTTCCACCTGACCCGAATATTCTTAATTCTGCATTGACACTACCAGTTAATAAATTAGTGACTCCGGTTGTAGAGGCCAAAGTGATAGTACCAGTATAAGCCAGTGACCCATCCTTACATGTCATTCCATCTATTACCACGCCATTAGCCGCCGTGAATTCGGATATGGTATCAACGGCCAATGTGTTTTGTACTTGCCAGCTCCCTGGCCAGGTAACCGAACCAACAATATCTATATGCTGACAGCCCTGATAACTAATAACAGAATCGGCTCCAGCGGTAACGGTAGTGGATGTTGGGCCAGCAGTTTCCACCATATATCCGCCCCTAAACTCAACTAATCCTTTGATGTAAGTGCAATCTATAAATGTCACTAGATCAGCAGTTGAAAGGTGACAGGAGTCAAATACAATATTCTTAACCCAGTTTGTTCTAGCAGAATTAGCATTTAGTATGTGACTGGTTGATTCTTCTAGCCATACATTGTTCAGATACACCCCGCTACAGTGATTATCTATATATATATCTGTACCGTTCTGGGTAAATGTACCACCCAGTATTCTAGCATTGGAATTAGTTTCCAGTTTAATACCAACATCACATGTATCAATTAATGGATTGTATTGAATGAATTGAAACTCACTAAACAAAATACCGATACTACAACCAGTGAATTGACAGTCATAAGAAGCACTATCCCACATCTGTTTTGAAGCTCCACCATCTTGATCAATTCCAGTACCACAATCTTTAAATATTACTCTCTCGAATATGAATCTATCTATATTAGCATTGGGAGTAAATCCAATATTACCATCACCTTTTGCTCCACCATCAATAGTCATTAGTCCAAGATAACCACCTTCTGCATTACCTGTAGTGAAGATGATAGACGAACCAGCCCCAGACCATTCCAGTATTGTTGCGTCCTCTCCGATACCCTTAACAGCCACCTGATATTTCTGGATGGTAGCGGTAATGTCGTAAGTTCCTCCCAGTATTATTACACCCCTATAGAGGGAAGACACATTGGCCTTGTTGATGGCCGCTTGTATCTCAACATCGTCAGCGGTACCGTCACAAACATAATCTGCAAGACTACCAGCCGGGCCAACAGTTATATGCGACCTCATACCCTTCAACTTATTAAACAACCCAGCACTGGGTGCTAGAGCTATGTAGTAAGTCTTTGATGCGGTGTTATGAGTGGCGGCGATATTATCGCTACCCTCATTGTTGTAGTCATTACCCGCCGCTGGTCGTTGGATAGTCCAGGGAGAAGCAGCATTGGCGGTAACGGTGACATACTCTGAATCGGGATCAGTTAGAGGCGAAGCGTAGTCAGTACCGTTCCATATAACAGCATTAAATTCTCCGTCAGTTGCTACCGCTGGGAATAAAGATAAGTTACCACCAGCTACAGACAAGCTAGTGTCAGAAGCATTAATGCCAACTGATATAATTGTATAAGCCTTATTTGATAAGGGAAATTCTTGAAAAGCCATATTATTAAAATTAATTATTAATCGAAATCAAAAGTCCAAATAACCTGTACTTGATCGCCGGATTCTAGCACTAATCCAGAAAATACTTGTCTGGCTAACATAGTCCCTGCACTAGCATCGTTGAACACTCCAGCTTCGGTAATAGTGCCTGCCGCTGTTAATGTTAGTGTGGCTACTAACTTAGCGGTGTCATTAGCCACATCAGTGGTTATTCTAGTTACTGTGGCTAATCCCCTATAGGCCTCAGTTTCTAATGCTGTATCTGCCACAACGGCGGCGGTAGTACCAGTACCTATCGCTATATAATTAAAAGGATCAGGAGTATTGTCACTTAATCTGTAAGCCGCACCTGCAAATCCTGCGTTAGTAATTAGATTTTCTAGCCTCACGGAATGTTTCGTATCTCCTGTAGGGCTAGTGCCAAACAATCTTCTCTTGATCTTAGACAAGAAAGATTCAATCAAGACATACTTCATCTTGCCATCGCTATCAAAGAATCTTAATTCGACATTGTTATTAGCTGTGAGTTTAGCCATTATTCCTCTCCTATTTCGTGATCTTGCCATTCTCCATAGCTTTGACCGTTATATTTAAAGTGTTGGTTGATAGTATCCTTGGTGTCGTCTCCCAGATTATCCCTTACGGAAGCTGTGTAAATTATCTGTTTATCTTTATTCAAAAGCGCATAGTCTATGTTAATACTGTTGTGTTCTTTTTCGTATCTCTTGTTTATAATTTTTATTCTCATAATTATCTCCTAATATTGTGAGCCATCGTTGAACGGACTAGTGGCTATGACTGACCCATCTAGATTCAATCCAGTCATATCAGTTAATGTGTTGCCCAAATCAAATTCAAAAGCACTCTCTCTTTCTGTTAAGGGGATTGGTTTATCTTGTGCTTCTTTGTACATAATAATAACCCTCCTTGCCAATAGTTCGTGGAATTGACGTGGTAGGGCGTGTTCTATAGTACTATCCGGTACAGACATATCAGTTGTTTTAACCAAATCCCCTGTTTCTATATCTTGAGGATAAACATATGTCCACACCTTCAATCCCTTGGTAGCGGCTAAAATATCACAATCAGTTAATAGCCAAAATTCATTCCCAAAAATAAAATATCCATGTGCATAATCTGCCATGTATAGTTTCAAATCTGATTCGTTGGTTGGAATATTTAAACTGTGCATGTCGTAGTATTGCAGTTTAGTCCAGCCATTAGTTGAGGAATCAGTTTTGATATTACCTTCTACGTAATATATATTATTCAAAACATCACTCTCGAATGTATATCTTCTCTGATCTGCTACAACATCGTGTTCCATTACCGTGCCAAAGTAATGATCATTCATATCAGTGATCTTCTTTGCTATCTCATCCTTGGCGAGATTAGCATAAACAACTAAATCAGCATCACTAAAGGTAGTGCTGTTTGTTCTAGTTTTGTTTCTTACATATGTAACAAAATCAGTATATTTCATATCTAAATATTATTTTAAATAAATGGGGAAAGGAAAAAATGAAAAACCCTTCCCCCAATATTTTACACACCTAAACTTGAAGCGTCTGGGTTAAACGAACCCCTAACATTTACATAGACTGCACCAGGCGTAACAGTACCATCATCTAGATCGGTAGTGGCACCAACGAAATTACCGCTACCAGTTGGATTGATAATTACAAATCCAATTACTGCACTAGCGGCTGGTTTAGCTGGAAACACAACAGCGGCCAATGATGCGCCCGCTGTTCCCATTACTGCACTAGCGACACCCGCACTTGTTTGTACAAGCATAAACACATTAAAGGTAGCATTGACAACTGTGCCTGACAAAGCTACTTCCGTTGAAGCGGCTTCTGTTGCGGCAATTCCGTCAATCACACAATAAACAGCGTTGACAATCTTAACTTTTTTCTTCGAGCCCGAGCCGATCGCAAGACCAGCATCAGAACAGCATACATCTGCTGATCCTTGTTGTAGCTCATAGAGGGAGTTATATAATTCCGATACGGAAGTTAATACTCCTTTTGCTATTGATTTAGCCATAATTTTTCCTCACTAATAAATTAAATATTAAAGAATTCTCTCAATCTAGGATTGTTGTTAATATTTTGGGGATGAGATGCTAACTTGCCTTCTGACTCTAAGCGCTTTTTAAGAATAGTGCATAGTTCTTCCGGTATCATTAGTTGCTCACCTTTCTTAACAATCCATTTATAACCGTTAATGGTTATGGGAATAGTAGCACCGTCACCAGGATTTTCTCCGCTATCGTACGGTATGAAGAAAGGGAATAGTTTACCATTGTTAATTACTTTAGCGGCGTGCAATGCACTTCCCTGTGGATTAACAACTGGCTCTCCTATATTGGGTTGATCTAGACGAAAGTTTACGGTTAGAACTTCCTCTTTCACTTCAACATCTTTTACAAGTTCTTGTTTAACCTCCATATTAACTTCCTGTTCTACTTTCTTCCCCCTTACTATTCGTTTTTTTCTCGTAACTTTTTTCATTTTCTTTTTAGTTAATTAGTAAAAGGGGTGGTTTTACCCACCCCATATCTTATACAGCTACAGAATGCTCAAGACGACACATGAAGTCATCATTAAGAATCTTAGCGATATAGGTCATTTTCCAACCAACAGTTGCACGTTGGTTAATAGGATCAGCAGTACCGGCAGAACCAAGCGGCTTAGAAACATATTCAAGAGCGTTACCTGAAATACGAGTCATACCATAAGCGTCTGCGCCCAAGATCAGTGAATAGTGTACATCATTGGCAGATTTGCCAGCAGCACTATCAACATAACCATTAGAGGTCTGCACGAATCTAATGTTCTTGTAAGCACCAACTTCACCGTCAAGTCTCTTCATCATACCTGCGTATTTTTCAACTGAAACAAAGCCAGTCAATCCTCGTAAGGTGTAAGCAGTGTTAGGCGAAATAATACAGATATAAGACTCATCAATTGGAGAGGTTGCATATCCAGTTTGAGGATCAACCATTTCCATAATTCTATCTGCGTCATTACTATCTAGTAAAGCGATAACCTTATCTAGCATAGTAGTGGTTAGATAATCGGTGGTGTCAACTGTACCAGTTGAAGTAGCAGTTCCACCATAATATGCGTTAGTACCAGCAACTAAGATAGCACGAGTCAATTGGTCAATAGTATCACCAATCTGCTTACCTTGAAGCTTACTGGTAACCATCATTACTTTGTCGATGGATTGAAAACTAACCACATCAGAAGTGGTAACAAAGTCACCATATTGCAATGCGGTTGCGGTGATAACTGTTTGCCCTAGCTGACTTCCGATCGGAGTTGTTCCTTCGGTTAGTGCAGTAGTAGCGGCGGTTAGTTTATCATACCTTCTAAATTTAATGACGTTAGTTCCAAAGTTTGAGGGAATGTCATCAATCTGCCCCCATTTAGCGTACATGTATTTTGCCCAAGCGTTTCTCAACAAGTTCTTTACATAGAAATTGTTGATCTCCGCTGGGATCTCGGTACGTGTAGTAATAGCCATTTCTTTACCCCATACATTAATAAATAATAAATTACTGCATCATAATCTTTTTTGCTTCTTGATCAAACTCTTCATGCGTCATTGTTAGAGGATCTTTTTTGAATGATTTACCGGTACTAGCTTGACCAGTAGGTTTGAACTCATTGGCTTCTTGATCTGCCTTCTGCGATTGTTCCGCTCCAGCCTTGATCAAATCATCACCTGCTACTTCATACGCTACTGTCTTAATGGGTAAATGGTGGCGTGAGTCATCCTGCCAATACTTCCAAGTTCTTTCTTTATATTTATCCAAATGTGGATTAGCATTAAAAAACTTGTCGAGTTCTGCCTTATCATTCTGTTGGTTATACTGATTGATAATAGGCGACAACTCATGACGGATGGCTTTAACCATGTCATTACCTTCTTCCGGTACGTTTGAATCTTCCGTTTGATTAATCTGCTTTTTAAACTTCCTCTTCTCTGCATAGAAGCGATTTAACTCACTTCTAGTCGGCGGCTTATCCTCTTTTTCCTTCTCTGTTCCGCCTTGTTCTTTGGTTTCCACGACCTCTTCTGATTCTGCATTTACGTTGTCAGCTTCTTTTTCTACAACGTCATTCTCGACTTTAATGTCGGTGTTAAGATTTTCATCTTCTCCCATTGTTTTCTCCTTTCATTTTTTTAATATTCTCTTTAGTTTTCCTAGTATGGGGTACTAGACTAAAGGCAAGGCTGGTGCCTTCTCGACTTTAACTTAGTCGGCAAGTGGAGATAAACTCCTTCGAGTCCCCCTTAGACTCTTACAATTTACCTGCTTTTATATCTTTAGCTTGCTTAGTAGCTTTTTCGTAAGGATCGAGGTCTTTGTATTCCTCGTTGCGATCATCAATCTTAGCATCTTCTATTAAGTTATCCAATCTATCAAGCTCACCTTTTAAAGTAACAAATTTCATCTTTGATAAATCAGTTTGTGAGAATAAGGGATCATGCCCTGATATCTCTGTTACGATTTGTTCCTTGTAAACCTCCATTGTTTTCTTTAAATCCTCGTGATAGATTGCCCAACCCCTGTGTTCTTTCAAGCTCATTAGCTCTTTTAAATCATCTTTTTTCATTTTTTTCCTTTTTACTTTGTTAATGTATTCCTATCTAAACCATCCAACCTATTGGTAGGATTATTAATAGCTCCGGTTATTCTACTTGAGGCCGCATCTCCTTGTTGTGCCTGTTGCGCTTCCTGTTGTTTGTTGTTTACATTCTTATCGTATTCTCTTTGTTCTTTCTTCTTCTTAACTAGCATCATGTTTTTGTGTGCATTGATGTGGGCCTTCTTGTATTTGTTGTCGTCAGGTAGTTTATTATGAATCTCCATGTGGGCAATATGATCATCTGTTTCGTGAACGTCTACCCTTTTGGCATCCTTCATCAGTTCTATATTCTCCTTTTCTGCAGCCATCTCATCTATTGTCTGAGGTACTAGATATTTAACATCTTCATTAGTCAGTCCAGACATTACGCCAAGCTTCCTAATAAGATTCGTTTGATTAGTACCTGGGTGTTGCAAAGCTACACCGATGAAATTACTCATGGCTTGCAGTTGTTTAATTCTCTTTACTTCACTCATCACCTCGCTCTCTATCACAATATCTGGATCAGTCTTAGCAATAATGTTGTCACGTCCCAATTCTCTCCAATCCCTCATGCTTCCGGCTAACCTGATAACCTTTTCATCTATACCGTCTTTGAAGTCTCTCTTGTATAGGCTATACCATTGTTTCCAAAACCTCTTCTCGCTCCATCCAAATATCTTAGCTGATAGTGAGTACCTAGTATCTACACCCCTGGATATCTCGTTAATTTCCGATGCTGTTCTCTGCGCACCGCTAATAGCTCCCTGTTGTATATCGGGAGTAGCTGTTGCTTTCTGTGCTGATGCGTCTAGTACACTCATAATCCAGTCAACTTCTCTTCCTACTTGTGCATCCGGCACAGGTGCAATAGTTCCATTGATAGGCCCCTTCACTCTTATGTGCTTACCTAGCTGATAGTTAAGATCGTTGCTGTTATCCACCTTATTCACATCATACATATACCTCTTGTTGAGGTTGTTCTTGGCATTCTGTAAGGAAAGGTTAATAGCAACTGCCTTAGCTCTTTGTTTATCTTCAATAAGGTCAGGAATAGAGACACCAAACCAATCATGACTGATGGGGTATATCTGCCTATCAATAATGGGTATGTCTAGATTGCTAAACTTATCAATGAATCTAATTACTAGATCACGTTGGTTGGCTATCTCTGCATATACTCGCTTGCCATTCCAGACAGTAAACCACTTTAATACTTTGTATTCTTTGTTGTCATTCTCGACTTCCTGATACCGTAGCTCGTTTACATTTTGTGCTTCGTTTCTCAATCTCTTATCTTCAAAACTAATACTTCTGCTGTCACTATCCCCATCAGTTGTTAGCTCATCGATGTTCTTGTACACTTTAGAGTCTTTCATTTCGCTCTTGGTCATCGTTGATTCCCATCCACAAAATCTAGCTCTACCAGTTCCCAATAGATCATTACCATTAATACTAGTGGCTCTTGGATCTACCAAGAATGTCATGGGATTAATAACGGAAGGAATAGGAATCTTTAATTCCCTATTGAAGTAATTCATATAACAAAAACCCCTACCAAAAAAGGTAGCGTCCCAATCCCACGCATAATCCAACTTATCCTTCTCCATGTCAGTGTAATCGAACTCTGCTAGTACTGTTAGATTCTCTGCCACATCTATATCACCACGTTCTCTTGGTTGAAATTTGACTGTTAACTTATCCTCATAGAGACTAGCTAGTACAGTTTGATGAATGGTAAAAAGCAGGGGTTCGCCCACTGCTTCCTTATCTTTCTTCTGGTTGTTATATAATTTAAGCCTTACTCCCCACTCATCCCTTTTAGGTTTGAGAAAGTCATAGGCTATTTGATACTCGTCCTTTATCTGCTGAATTAAACTGTCATAATCTTTCTTTTCTATCTTATCAGCGTCTTTTTTTATTTGTTCTAGCATAAGAGAAGATAAGTTATATTAAATCTTCCCTAATCTTCCCTTTAACTTATTATACCACATTTCTATTCGTATGGATCGAATATCGCCGCACTAGTGACAACCTGATCTTCTAATAGATTCGATTCCTCATTGTAATAACTGTTAATGAAATACCTAAGTGAATCAACGCCATGATCTTTTTCCTTTTTGGGTGTTTGTTTAAACTTACCATCATCACCCCTTACCTCTTGCCATACATAGTTTTCGAGCTGTTCACTTAACCATAGTATATGTTTAGAGTGCATCCATTTAGGTTTCTTGTTAACGGGATCAAACTGCATATACTCACCCACCTTAGCCAGCCCCATCTCTACATCCTTGTTGGTTGGTAGGATAGGCCATCCCCTCATTTCTAATTCATTGATCAAGTCAGGTCTAGCAGGATCAGCGAATACGCCCTGAATAACCAAGCCCTTAGTTTGAGCAGACATCAATTCGTGTATGTCCTGTATGCTCTTTTGTGCTACTTGGAATCCATCGAAAGTGTACACTCCCTTGCTAGATACTTCATGCCATAGTACGGCAGTTTCATGTCCCAGGGCAAAACCAAAGTCTATTGACCCGAATATAGTAGCTGTTGTGTCCGGCTCTCTCCTATCTACCATATGAAGATCTCTACTGTACATTGGGAAGACCGCACCCGAACGCTTCATAAACTCTGCCATATACTCCTGGGCAAACTTTTCAGTTGATAGTCTATTCTTTTCCTTGTCTATCTCATCGCTATCTAAATAAGGATTGTCGTAGCTAGTGAAGTGGAATACTGCATAGTCCGGATCATCTATATTGCACAGGCCATAGAAGTGATTATATCCGTCAGGGGTAGAAATAAAAATACCCCAACCCTTCTTATCCAGTAGGGCGGGGGAAACAACATCATATACATAAGGTTTCATGAATGCGTACTCATCAAAGACCGCTCCATCTAATCCCTCACCTCTTAGCTTATCTGGATCTTCTGCGCCTTTGAGAGTTGTGGAGGAGTTATTAGTTAATTCTATGTAAAGCTCGGTGTCATTTTTCTTTCTTATGGCATCCCTTGGAAGCATACTAATAAATATTTTCCAGGCTATGTTCTTGGCTTGCTTATAGGTAGGAGCAATAAACCAGTAATGAGTATTGGGTTTACTCATCATCTCTAAGATAATGCGAGTGACCGCATATACTGTTTTACCAAATCTACGACCACACCTGATTACTTGGAATCGGTGCTTATCTCTCATTAGTATGCTCTGCTTGGGATGTAGGACTATTTCATTCTTTATCATCAGTTAGTTTTACACTAAATCCTATCTCTTTATCATTACTAGTTATATCCTGCTTATCTCTCCATCCAAATCTATTCTTCATATTGAATATCCACACAGTAGCATTAAATCCTAGTATGTGTCCGTTCATTCCTTTAAGTCCTCTGTCTTCCCAATACATTCTACTCATTCTCATTGACTTATTTTCTTTTTTGGTGTCAAAATCATTTGGGTATTTCTCCTTATAAACTCTGTATGTTTGTGGATCACATAATGGAAAAGACTCTTTAGAATATCCAGCCACTAAATGCTCACACCATGCATCACATAAAGCTTTACGCTCTTTGCTTGTTTTAAACTTCTTACTATAATTGTTTCCTTTTGGTGCTGCCATTATACTTTCCATTGATCTAATCCATATACTTCTCTTGGTTTATCATGTGATGCGCATACCTCGTAGGGTACTGCTCCCTTGAATGGATCTTTTTTGTCTTGTTCCATCTTCCTTATACTGTCAATAATAGAAGATGTTTCAGGATTAACTATCCCCTTTTTCTTTTCCCACTTGAGAGCTATCTTTAGTCTTTCTTGTTGTGTCTTTAGTAAGTTCATCTATTTTTTGGTTAATTATTCTTCTCCAATTTCCCCCTCCATGTCCGTTAGTGAGGAGCCACTGTAATATTTCAATCATTCTTTTATTTGTCATGTTTGCTTGCATTATCACTTAAACTAAGCCATTGAATGTTATTTAATGTGTATGTTCCATCACTATCTATTCTATCTACACTAGGACTATACTTCTTTTTAAATCCGTTCTTTTCCCACTCTATCCATATCTTTTCAAACTCATCTAATGTGTCATAGCACCAAGAAATAAACTCTATTTGCAACATTATCTCACCGTGTTGTGCTGATTGATACTTGCGCTTTGTTCTTCCCGAACTTCTACGATTCATGTCCTTGTATCTACGTTTGAATATGTTTAGATAGTCATAGTTATTAAGTATTACTTTGTATTCATTCACTTTTCTTACATATTCTTCTTAAATACATCTCATCCTTCTCCATAGGCCATAGGTCGTGTTTGTTGTTTATGTCATAGTGGAAGTCATATCCCATGCCGTTGGGGATATTAGTACATGAAAAATTGTTAGCTTGTAGCCAGTCGTGGTCTAGAGTTATTACTAATCCGTGTTGTGTTTTAGCTATATTTGGCTCTTTCATTTTCTAACTCCTCTATTGCTTGTAAATAATATCCTTTGTTGGATTTTATTATTTTTTCTTTCTTTTCCCTCAATTTGCGAATCCAACCCAATCCATGAACCTTATTAACTATATTGTGTATGTCGGGGTTACCCCAATGATGCTTTGCGTGGCAACCGATACAGATAGGGATTAGATTTTCCCAGTCATAGCGCAATGCACTACTGGATGATTTTGGCCAGTAATGATGAAGGCAATTGTATTCACCTCCACATACCATACAAAAATCGTGCTTTAATCTGCCGACTTCTTGTAATAACTTATCAGCTTTCTTTCTGTAGTATGATATTTTTTTAGGTTTAGCCATCTATATATATTATACCATGCAAAAAGACAACCTTTATGGTTGCCTCTTAGGTTTGTTTTTGTTTATATGTTGTTTTCGGTTCTTTTGAGTGCGATGATAAATCCTTCGCAACACATTTTAATAAAGTTAAAATAGGCAAGTTGTGGTAACGATAGTTTATTCTTGTTGTCTTGTAATATCCTATTGGTAACATTAAGCAACCCCTCCAGAATTTTGATAGCAGTTCCCGAATAGAACTGAAAAATCTTTTGGTCTTTAAACTTCACCCTGTGAAACATAAACAGATCAGACACGTTGTCTGGTACTCTGAGTTCCATTTCATCGTTTCTCATTGCTTCACCTCCCTTCTGTCTTAACTCTTGTCTGGTAAAGCATCGCCCTTAACTGGGATATCGTACTTTTAAGAAATTCAAAATAAGCTTTAGATGTTGGATCGAGATCATGTCTAAGCATCTTCTTAGTTACTTCTTCCATGATCTTGATCTCCTGCAATACATAGTTGGTTGTCTCCTTAAACTCTCCGATTGTATCTTTGTCAGCCGTAAGTCTCCACATTCTATTCTTCCTCCTCTTCTTCACCTACAAAGTAGGTTATTAATAGACACATGACACAGAAAAATATCCCGTAATACCCAATGAAAGCCATTACATCTAACATCACTCGCTGGTGTTTTTGAAAAACCATCCTTCTCTTTCTGGTGGTTTCAATTTGATATCAGTATTACCAGATATGTCCTCGATGATTATGTTGCGATTCCATCCAACCAGCCAAACTTTGAGAATCTTTCCGGCAGACCATCCATTATCTTCAAGCACATCACTGATCATACTTACACCAACTGCGGTCGCACTCATTAATGCAAAACTTAATCCACTAAACACTTAATCCACCTCCTTTCTTCAAAAAATAGAAAAAAGAACCCCACAAACTCCTATTGGATATTTGTTAAAGTTCTTATCTTCTTAATTATACCTTAAATTAACTCTCATCCTGTAGTGGTATCATATCTTGCCATTGTTTTGGTGAGACTGTTGTATCATCACTAGACATACCCCACGCCATTGCTTCCGCAACTGTTTTAAATTTTGGTACGCCTTTGGCGTATTCTCTTTTCTGTCCTGTCTTGATAGAAGACGGACAGTCGTACACCATGAAGTACACCGTTTTGTTAAAAACTTCTCCAGCTGGAATCTCCCACAATTCATAATTAATCGGATTACCTTCAGAATCCAATTTGACATAGTGGTTAATCAATTTCCCGTTTTCGCTTTTATAAAATTCCCTTATCCTAGATTTAGCAAACTTCATCGCTTGCATTCTCTGGTCAATATCTTCAATTGCGAGAATATCTTTCATTTGCATACCGATGATTACTTTGGTGTATAGTTTTTTGTCGAATTTAACGCCATTGAGGTGATATAAACCCCAACCGTCAGGATATCGAATACTCATTCCGTGCTCGTTATGTAATCTTCCCTGCTCATTTCTATTTATTGCCTCTGGTCTGGCACATACCATAACAAAATTGCGATTACACCAGATATAATTGACAGACTCGCACACTTTACGGTAGGCTTCCACTCTTTCGGCAGTATCTTCGTCTAAATTCAACTCGCAAACATCTGTAAAAAAACTAACATAAGAAGGAGATCCCCACCAATACCCAACCCAAAACTGCCCCCCTAACCAATAATGCCAACCTACTTCTGATCCTACCTCTGATTCTACTTCTGATTTTACCTCTGATCTTACCTCTAATCCTACCTCTGATTCTACCGCTGAATTTACCGCTGATTTTACCTCTGATCTTACCTCTGATTCTACCGCTGAATTTACCGCTGATTTTACCTCTGATCTTACCTCTGATCCTACCGCTAATCCTACCTCTGAATTTACCGCTAATCCTACCTCTGAATTTACCGCTGATCCTACCTCTGATTCTACCGCTGAATTTACCGCTGAATTTACTGCTGATTCTACCTCTGAATTTACTGCTGATTCTACCTCTGATTCTACCGCTGAATTTACCGCTGATTTTACCTCTGATCTTACCTCTGATTCTACCGCTAATCCTACCTCTGAATTTACCGCTGATTCTACCTCTGATTCTATTTTATTATCCAAAATTTTTCTTGCAATAGAAGAGGCAAAAGCCCCTACTATTGGAGATTGAACCCTTACGATATTAGTAGGGTATTTTATACCTGCCTTCTCGTAGCATACAGGCATAAATTTATCGAATGTTTCCCAATCGGTTTTTCCTGTTTTCAAACCAATTTTAATCCATTTGTCTGCCCATACAGGGAACATATCCCTTTGTTTTTTTGTAAGTTTTTCTATTCTCTTTACCATTTTTTTTCTCCGCAATAAAAAATAAATTAGTCAATAACTTTTCGCACAATCGAATCAGCGAAGTGGTCAACCTCCCTTTCTGGCACTTGCTTCCATATTCCTTTATCAATCTTAATAGTCTCATGATCATGTGTGTGAGTGATATTACCTACCTGCAATAACACAAGGTATCTATCATCACCGTGCGAATATACCTCTAATCCTGACGTATGTTTTACGTTGACAGTATGTTCGGAATTAGTTGCCTCACCTTCTGCAACCACAAACCTTTTTTTTGACTTTACCTTTTTTGCCTCTTTCGGTACTTTTTCTACTCTGATAAAATTTACATCTCCGTGTCTAATTACATTGCTCATCCTAGCCTCCTAATTAATATAAGCCACTCATAATTGCGGTATGAGTGGCTATATAAAACGTTTTATATAAAAAAATGTCCCACCCGCAATATCGAACAATTTAATTATAACAAAAAAAAAGAGGTCTGTAAAATCAAACCTCATAACATTCCTTAAAATGACAACTGCCGGACTTGAACCGGCCTGTGGTAGCCTGCTACAGTTGCCAGATGGTGCCGAGCAGTTTAACTCGGCACAGTGTGTTTATTTTTATTTCTTAAAAGCAACCGTCCCTACCGCACAATCTTGAATCCCAATCTTTCTCGTCTTTCTCACTCTTCTCTGTAGTCATGTAATTAAGAATATCGATTATCTTTTCTTGATTTTTTACAATCTTTTCTGTTTGCTCTACCAGTTTTACTACTGCCTTTAGCATTACCTTTTCCATTTAAGTCACCTCCTTTTCTGTTTACCTCTTGCACGTGGACTATCGAAATACCACATCCGGTTACTAATTACTGCAAAAGCAAAATCAATTTCTTTTTTGCACTTCTTACAAATATATTCTTTTCTCGATTTCCAATTGCAATTGTTTTCACATTTACAAATACATATGATCGTAAACGGAAATATTTGCATTATCTACCTCCACACCATTCGTCGCAACTCCTTGTCTGCTCAGACACTCCGAGCTTCACTAATTCACTACAAGCACATGTCCCTATCATGTAATCATGTGTGCTCCCAAAGAAGTCGTGTGACGTACCACACATGTGACATTTAACTGTCTTCGTCTGTTTATTGCCTAGAATAACAGTCACCTTCTCTTTGCACCTTTGGCACTCTTTCGACATTTCTATTTTTCCTACTTCTCTCCCATCCATTACTGATCATCCTCCTTCTTTTCTTTTGCTACGAAAATCTCTATGACATATTTTAGGTGACACGTTCCACAGCACCAAGAGATAAAGTCTGAGTGACCCATAGGGATTAATTCAGATAACTTATTCTCACACTTATGAGTATTACATTCGAATATCACGTGCATCATTTTTTAACCTTCCTTCTCAATCTTTTCATGCGTTTGCTTTTCAATCTTTTTCTCTTAACAATATTATGATCGATCAGCGTACCTGTAATCTTGGCTATGATAACCACCTCCTTTCTGGTTCACACATGTTAACCTACTCTACTAATATTGGATATTCTCCTGCTACCATTCCGTTAGATAAGAACAAGAAAAACCTTTGTACTGGCGGAGAATATGGAAATCCTTTAGCCATTGCATAGTTGTCGTAACCAATAAGAGAACCGTTACATAGCCAATTAGTGTCCCTAATATATTGGTGCCAGTGTCCCATACAGGTTAAATCTGCAAATCTTCCTTGATCCAATCTAGGTAGATTTCTTTTTAACGCTGGGTATAATCCACCCACGCCGCCTCTGTATTGAGCAATATGCTGGCCGTGTGTCCAGCGGATAGTCTTTCCATATATATCCAGATAATCATATGGGCTATCGCCAATCATCATTTTAACTTGCGGATACATTTTTTGTAATTGATGATATGCCAGCCACTCCATTGAGTTGTGGGCTTCGCTTGAGAAATGAATCCTAGAACTTATTCTCGCATGGTTACCAAAATTACAAATTACTAGTAACTTCTCACCAAATTCATTAGCAAACATTTCAACACCAGCCGCAATTCTGTCAAACACAACCTTGATTGCTTCCATTGGTCTCATAGCGGTATTTTCTGCATTCTCGGTGTGTATGTTTCCAGTAATAAAATCACCACCTAGATGGATAATTATGCGGTCAATATCTACATCAACCAAAGCCATATGGCACAATCGCATAGTATTTGAATAACACTTATTGATTCTCTTATCCATTATCTTCGGAGTAGTTTTGTTCAAGAAATTAATTCTTTCAGGATAAATTAGTGAATCATAATGCCAATCAGATAACATTATCACAATACTTGCTGATATTTTCTTTTTTTTGCTTTTGCGTATTTTGTAAATCTTCTTAATTGTAGAAATGTCTAATGCTATTTCTACCACTTGTTGTTGTAGAACCAGTTTATCCTCCATCTTGTTGATGCGCTTTTCTAATAACTTCTGGTAATTAGTGTTCTGAACGCTCTCAATGTGAGCATCAATGTCTAACAGTCGTTGCTTATACTCAAGCAATTCTTCTAATCCGTACTGCGGAAAAACATCTTCCAAATCATCGTCTGGTGTATTGATTAACAGTATTTGCTTTTTCTTTGACAGTTTCAATTTTTTACATCCCCTCTCAAATATGTTTCCAATTTTTTCTACTAACTATGTCTCTAATAGCATACTTTGAAATACCATATTTTCTAACCAACTTATTCCTCCACCCCCTTTCTATTTTTTAATTTGCGATAAATATATGTTAATTATTTATTATCTTTTCAATTATATATGTTATTACATTGCTCAAAACCCCCCCAATGCCAGAGAACATACTAAAATATCTCATCACATTACTCCTTATTAATTTTTAATGCCCGAGCAAATATATCTAAGTTTGCTTGTTGTGGCTTAATTTTTGTTGGCATTTCTGTTCTTAATTTTTTCAAATGTGCTATTGAGTCATTTCTTTCGTCTATCTTACCTCCTAAAAATCCCAAC